CCTAGTTATTCTGCATGGAATAATACCATCTGGTACTCCTCTCACTAGTATGCTAGGTAGTATCGTCAATTCATTGAACTTTAGGATGGCTTACTATTATCATTATCCGAATAGCAAAGTTCCATTACACGAAATAATGGTTTTACGCACTTATGGTGATGATTCTGCTGCAGGAGTATCACCTTCATATCCACTGATGAATATCAAATCCATTTTACATGCATGGAATGATATTGGGATACAGGGTACTGATATACATAAAAACAAAGTCTCTAATATAACTTATTATAAGTTAGAAGAGTTAGAGTTTTTGAAAAGAGAGATGGTATACAACGAAGATTTTGGTTATTACGTTGCTCCACTCTCTAAAGATAGCATGTTCAAATCTTTATCGTGTCATGTTCCCACCAAATCGGTTAGTGTTGAAGAATTAACAGGACAATGTGTAGATAATTTCTTACTAGAAGCAAAATTTCATGGGAGAGAGTTCTATGAAACATCCAGGGAAAAACTAAAGGATATTATGCTTCAGTTAGATTTGTTGAGGTTCAGTAATTCTTTAAATCTATCGTACGATGAAGTGGTATCAATTTGGAAGGAACAATTGTAAAATATTGAAGGTTACCAACTATAATCATCACAGCCAAGTGAAATTAGTTAGGCGAGATATTTTATGTAATTGGCTACAAAAATGGTTCTAATGGACCCCAAATTCAATTTTAATTACAGAAAATAATGACACAGGTCGCAAAGTCATTAAAGCGATAGACATCCTGGATGGGATGCAAATCAGACCACAGTCTGGTGTGGAAATGACCACAAAACAAACAATGACATTTGTAGATTCAAATGATAATAATTCTCTAAATATAGGAGGTAGTAAACCTGCAAACAGGATTACAGATACTGATTGCAGTTTACAAGAATTTTTATCACGCCCAGTTAAGATAGCGGAATATAACTGGGGAACGGTACAATTTGCTGAATCCATAGACCCATGGAACGCATTATTTAATAATAATCGTATAGCAAATAGAATGAGTAACTACAAATTATTTAGAGGAAAAGTAAAGGTTAATATAGTTATTAACGGCAATGGATTTTTCTATGGAAAATTAATGTGCTGTTACTTACCCTTTCAACAGACAGATATGCAAACCTCGTACTCTACTCTAGTGCCGCTAAATAGGATTCCTATGTCGCAATGTCCTCATGTATTCCTGGACCCAACTACTTCTCAGGGAGCTCAACTAACATTGCCTTTCTTTTATTATGCAGATTATGTAGATTTACAAAATTCGGATCAAATTAGAAATTTAGGCTCATTGTTATTTTATCAAATAGCACCACTAAAACATGCAAATCAAAATCTTGCTGTATCTGGAGAGTCAGTTACCATTTCCATATTTGCATCATTTGAAGATGTAGAACTCTTTGGACCAACACATAAGAATATATTGGGCATTACACCACAGTCAGGTACTGAGGAAGAAACTGTAAACAAACCCGTTTCGCAAGTGTGTACTGCTATAGCTAGTTCGGCAAAAACGCTTAAGCACGTACCCGTAATAGGGAAATATGCGTTAGCATTAGAAACAGGTGCGCGCATGACTGCCTCAGTAGCTTCGGCTTTGGGATATTCTAAACCTTCTGATTGTGTAGAACCTAGTAAATTCACACCACGAGCAGTAGGTAACATAGGAATTACTAATACTACTGATAGTAGTATGAAACTATCTACTGACATTAAACAAGAAACTACCATTGATTCTACTGTTTGTGGATTAGATGGAACCGATGAACTTACTATAGCAAATATTGCTCAGAAGGAGAGTTTTGTTACTACATTTCAGTGGAGTGATATTACAGCCCCAGAAACTTTACTGTTTAATACTTACGTTACTCCTATACAGTTTTATAGAAATATATTACCGAGTAACGTTTATATGACAGCATGCTGTGGGGCGGCATTACCATTTGAATATTGGACTGGTTCTATGACTTTTAAATTTCAAGTAGTAAGTTCAGCGTACCATAGGGGCAGGCTAGCAATAGTTTATGACCCTAATTCTACTACCACTCCACGAGAGGATAATGTAGCCTATACTGAAATTATAGATATAGCTGAAACAAGAGAATTTGAAATTACAATAGGCAATTATCAGGAATACCAGTGGATGAAAATTGGAGAAGATTGGAGTTCTTTTCCAAGTTTTGCCACAAGTGCATTAACCACAAATCACAGCTGGGTTAATGGCACTTTGTCAGTTTTTGTACTTAATAAACTGACTTCCCCAAATGCAGACGTCGCATTAAATACGGACATATCCATAGCGATGTATGTAAAAGCGGGGGATGACTTTCAACTAGCAAATCCTAGTGGAAGAGTTGCAACTTACACTATAACGCAACAATCGGGAATAGAAGCTCCCGATGCAGTGGGAGATGAATCAGCTGTACCCATTGAACACAAAAATGAAACTGCCGAATACACAAATAGAGTGTATGTAGGGGAAAAGATAGAAAGCTTTAGGACATTATTAAAAAGAGCTAACGGTTATGCAGCCATCATTCCTACTACATCGACGTTTCAAACTGCAATATTTCAGCATCAAGCTTACCCCTTGTTCAAGGATTATACCGACGACTTTCCTTTAACTGGGCCAAATCAATGCAGTTTTACTATGATGAACTATCTTATGAGAGCTTTTGCAGGCTGGAAAGGTGGAGTTCGTTGGAAATTAGTGTACACAGAAGTCGAAGGAACCGTGACTGCAACACGGAAAGAAATGACAATTATGCCATTCTTAATTGCAGAAAATCAGCGCATATCCGAAGCAAATGTTAATACAAATTTCATAGCTTTTATAGGATCTGGATCACAGAAAGGAGCAATTATAAACAGCTACTATGTAAATCCTATAGTAGAAATAGAAATACCTTTCTATTCTAGATATAAGTTTATTGCTGGAAAACCTCATAATTTTTATGAGACGGCATATCCTGCGTATTTAGAAGGATTTTCATCAAGTTATACTAGAAGAAATTTTTCTGGTACTTATGGAACTGTTTGTGAAACTTATGTAAGCGCTGCAGAAGACTTTAATTTAATGTTCTTCACGGGTTTCCCTCCAATGGGACTTTAGATCTAACGATCAATAAGGCTGGGGTCAGCCTTAGATCGATACATATTACATATATACATACATATTACATATATACATATATATATTATGTTTGCGACGTATGAGTGTCTAGCGGCATTTACTGAGAGAAACACTCATACAAGTACCCATTCCTGGGAATAGCGTTGGTGTATGTACTTTGATATTTTTTGGCTGTTTCGGCAGTTTTAAAGAGTGTCATGTCATGCAATTTACCTGACGTTTGCGGACCTTGAGTTCTCAGTCGTGAAAAGCTTGTCTCGTTCTTCAATGTATGTTTTACACACACACACACACACACACACTTATATGTATATACATGTATAATATATATGTTTCTTTTAATATATATGTTATATATGTTTATATATATATATATTTAATATATACGCTGCTATACTGTCTGTACTCATAACCGCATCAGGTCTCCA